AATGAACTTGACATCTTTATTTAACAAATAAAGATATTCGTTTCCGTCAATCACAGCCAACGAATAAGCAGAGAGGAAACTTGGATCATCAGGGGCTGACAAGTATTGATTACCTGCCGTGATTGTCCCCGTCACGTTCTTGCGCAAGTTAGCTAACTGAACAGTGTTATAGATACGCTGCTCAGCCTGCTTAATCATTATGTTCATGTCTACCGTGGGAAACGTGTTCTCACAGTAGTCAGAAACAGCAATGACCAATTCGGTGTAAGTCATGCCATCGGGCCTCTTGCCATCACGCCCTTGGTGGCTGCGCCAGTACCACGGATTTTGATGCCATCAGTCTTGGGTGCAGAGTAACCATTGCGGTTGATGTTGCCAACAGACATATTCACGTTTGCGGCTGCACTACCATTCGGCTCTTTGCCAGGGTTTGTCTGCATGGGAGCAGCTTTACCCTTCATGGTATGAGGAACGGCATACGTTGCCGCATCGCCAACTTCCTTGCCCATCATCTTCTTGCTAAATTTAGCCATTATTTGCTCCCAGATTTCTGGTTCATTGCGCGGGAAAGGTTCTTCCCATACATCTTGCGATCCATGCTGGTAGGGCCACCGGCTTTCATGCCCTTGGTGTGCATACGAGATTCATGGCCTTTGACCATTTTCTTGGCTTCGGTGTCGGCAATCGCCTTAACTTGCTTCTTGTCCATATCTGCTCCTAAGTTGTGCTAACCGTTACTGTACCAACACTTGCCGTTGCCACCAAGTAGTTTGGCGTCAAAACGCTATCAAACTGCTGCGCACCACCAACTGGCGCCCATCCCCATTGAATATCCCGCGATCCACCGGTTGGATATCCGCTCAAGTTAACACCGGCTGCCACATAAGTGGTATCCGGTCTTGGCTGATAAATAGCCTGTGGATCATTGATTGGATACATACCAAGCTGCAACTGAGGTTGGTCAGGATCCCAACAGGATTGGCAAACCTTCAGCTGATACAGCTTTGTTTTGATGATTTCAACTTTGAGCTGTTTGAGT